AATAAATCCAATATTAATACAATCTTTAATAAATAATTTTTTATTAATTTCATTATTAAAATTAAATTTATTTTTATAATAATATCCACAAATACGTGAAATTATTGGCATATTATAATTATTATTTAATAATGGATATAATCCTAATGATTTATAAAATTCATTAATTTTATCATTTATATTAATTTTAATCATTATTGGATTATTATTTATATTATTAATATTCTCATTATCATAATAATCAACTGTCATTAATATTCCAATTTTTATTGTTTCATCAAAATCTTTAACTTCTATCCAACCTTGATTTGTCATAAATTTATGATCATATGTAGCAGTAATACTTCTTCCACTAATTAATTTAATATTATATACAATTTTATTTGTAATTCTATTATAATGATTAATTACTGACGCAATTGATGTTTCCATTGATATAGGATTGAAACATATTACTTTATCTCCAATAATAATATCTTTAATTAATTTATAATCACCATTACTTAAAAGAACCTTCTCATTTTCATTTAAACATTGATAACAATTTCTAGGTGATTGATTATGATCACTAAATGGAATATTTACACCTAATACACCATTCATTAAAGAAGGATGAATTTCACAATTAGTATATTGTACTGGCATAGTATTTCCTTTAGGACTTTTATAAATTTGATGATAATTCATTGCAATCATAGCGTGATTAATTTCATTACAATCTAAATATTCAATAATACCTTCTTCATTTTCTTTATTATTAGGACAAATTAAATTATCAAATGTTTTATCTTTTATAAATTCATTCCATGTAATACCTTTTTCTCTAAGAACTTTAATAATTCTTAATTCTGGTTTCTTTGTATTATTATCATAATCTACTATTAATAATGGTCTATACATTCTACCAGCTTCTGTACTAATAATAATTGCTTTCTTTAGAATATTCCAAATTATAGATGTCATTGGATAAATAATACCACATCTTTTATAATGTTTAAGAGTTTTATATAATTCAATAGGATTAGTATGATAACCAATAATATCACCATTAATTTGAATATAAACATTTGAAGGATTTCCCATTTCTTTTAGAAAATTTGAAGTTTTATTTCTTCCAATCTTAATATTTTCAATATTATCATTTAAATAACTATAACTATCATCATATACATTTGTTCCTAAATCTATTAATATTGTTCTAATATGTGTACTATTCATCGCTATAGAAATATTTGTACTTAAAGCAATATTTTTAACAAGTCCTACTGATGCACCTTCTGGTGTTTCTGCAGGACAAATCATATTAATTTGAGAATTATCTAATTTACGAGGTTGAACTAATTTACCATTTTTCTCCATTGCAGTACTAATTCTTCTAAGATGTGATAATGTACTAGTATAAGACATTCTATTAAGAACTTGTGATACACCTTGACGAATATTTTGAAAACTACCAATACTTTTAATACCCCAATTACCAGTAGATAATGAATATTTTAACCATGAATCAAGAAGTGAATGTTTAAAATAACGATGAATATTATTATCACTAATTATATCTGTTGTTAAACATGTATGATTTGCTCTCCATAAATTTAATTCTCTTTCAATTAATCCCTTAACCTCTTTTGTCATCTTTCCATAACATTGTCTAAAAAGATTTGACATTAAAACTCCAGGTGTATCAATTCTTTTATTCATATAAGAATCACGATTATCATAATCATCATATTTAAGATAAATACGAAGCATTTTATTACACATATAACCTAAATATAAAGCTTTTCTTCTATAATTTTTACCAACATGACCTAAAAAATCATTTATAATATTATCTCTTAATATCTTAATTGGATTAATTGTATTCTTATTTACTCCTGTCATATTCTTTATTAAATATTCTTCCGCTTGTTCTTGTGTATGAATATCACATGCATCTTCACAACAAGCCATTAATTGATTAATTATTCTTTGATTATCTTTATTATCCATATCATATACTACATGTTCCATAATTTCTCTATCACTTATTATACCAAGTGCTCTAAACATAATAAATACTGGAACTTCTGATTTTAAAAATGATGTATTTAAACGAATATTTCTTCCCATATGATTAAGTTTTCCTACCATATTAATACTAGTAGTTTTAGGTGGAAGATATGAAGAATCACTCATTGATCTAATTTCTGCATATACTCCATCATTATTATTATTAGGTACAAATACTAATGTTTCATTTTCATTAATTCTATCTTGCATAATTAATACTTTTTCATTTCCATTTACTATAAAATATCCTCCAAAATCATATCTACATTCATCTGAATTTGGATCTCCAATTGCTGGTATTTGACTTAATACACATGCATCTGAACGAACCATAATAGGAATTTTACCAATATAAACATTATTTACATATTTATCAATTTTTGTAGGAATACCTTCTTCATTTAAAATTTCAATAATTATATGAACTTTTACATATAATGAACTTGAATATGTTAAATTATTCATTCTAGCTATATATGGACTCATTATTGAAGTTGTTCCATCTACAACTTGATATGTTGGTTTACTTAATGATGGTTGAAGAACATTAATATAAATTTTTTGAATATTACTATCAGATTCACTATTTTTATTATTAGTATTAATACGAATTGGATTAAATCCACTAATAATTTGTAATAATGTTGTATTTAAAAATTTATTATAACTATCTATTTGATGTTTAACTAATTGTGATGTTTTATTATTTGATGAAGAGTTCAAGAAATATGCATCTAGAATATCCCATTGAAACTCTTCTTTTAAATTCATAGTTAGTAATATTAATGATTTAATGATTTATATAATTTTAAATCAATTTTTTATTTTTTGATTTAAAGAAAAAAATTTGAAAAAAATTAAAATGAATCAAATAAACCTTCCATTATCCCATATCCAAATCCTACTCCTAATCCACTTCCTAATCCTTCCATAAATGCATTTCCAAAATTTGCTTGATGTTGTACTACCATTGTTTGAGGTGGATATTGTTGATGTTGATTATGATTATAATTATTATATTGAGGAGGATAATAACCAGGATTATTCATCATTTTATTATATTGAGTATTATTCATATAAGGATAATTATTAGGATAATTATTTTGACCTCCTTTTTTATTTTTAATTAATTTAACTTTCTTTTTAAAATTTTCAAATGATACATATTTTGATTTTAAAAATATTTTATCTAATGTTTTCTTATCTATTTTATATTTAGTTATTAAAAATCCATCTGGTTTTTTATCTCTATTTATATCAATATCTTCTATTAAATAATAAAATTTTTTATTCATTTATTTCTAATTTAATTATAGAAAGAAATTCTAAATCTTTCATCCATTTTATATTTATTTTTTATTATATTATTTATATGATTATATAATCTCTTACATAATTTTCTTATTGCTGTTTTATCATATGTTCTACCTCTTTCTGTTCTTGGACATCTATAAAAATCTTCTAAATATTTATTTATTTTTATTTTATCAAAATATTTTAAATCTTCTATATATGATGTAAATGTTATTTTGAAAAATCCATATCTTGATATAATATAACTTTCCTCTCTCTTTTTATTAAATATAAACATTATATCTTCATAACTTGGATAATATTTATCAGGATGTGTATGCCATAATTTATTTGATAATTTTTTTATATTATCATATGTACAACTATTTCTTCCAAATTTTTCTTTTATTTTATATTCAGGATTATATGAATAACCAATTATATTATTATCTGAATCTAAATTAAATGTACCACATATCTCATAATTTATATCTTCTTTTATAAATTTATCACTTATTTCTTTAATATTTTCAAGTAATTGTTTTGTTTGTAATGATTTTGAATAAGAATTATCTGTTATATTTGATGAACCTCTTTTCTGTTTTTTTATTTCACTTTCCATTTTATATATATTTATTAAATATATTTATTAATTTTATTAAATTTATTTTTTTATTTTTTATTAAATGTGAAAAATATGATTTATTACTTATTACTATTCTCGGTATTTCATCAAATGGTACATGTTTATTTCTAATTTTATTTAATTTAGAATTTGATACTATTATTTTTTCTATCCCCTTTTTATCATTTTCTATTATTACATTTTCTATTATTTCCCTTAAATCCTTCTCACTTATATAAAAATTTTTTATATAATTATATATCCCCTTTTCCTTATTTATTTTTAATTGACGAACTAATACTCCATCTGGAATTTTATCATCTGTTATATCTAAATCTTCTATAAAATAATAATATTTTACCATTTTTCTATTATTAACATTATATATAAATATTTAGATTTAAGAAATATATATATATTATTACACACACTTAAAATTTTAAAAATGCAAGTTTTATTAGATAGTAAAAAAGAATATAGTGAACATTTATTAGAATTAATAACAGTACCTTTAACTAAAAGAATTTTTAGAATTTATGATAATTGTCCCAATAATAATATAAAAATATTTCAACAAGAATTAATTAATATTAAACAATGGAATAATAATAAAATTCAAGATGAATATATAGATTTTATTAAAAAAATTAAATGTAATTATTTTGAAAAATTATTAAAAAAAATTGTTATTCTTGATATTACTATTAAAACTGAAAATAAATATAAAATTAAAGATTTAATTATGATTTCTTCTTATGATTTTATTCATAAATGTCTCATTAATATCAGTATTTATTGTTGGAAAAATGTCTATTTATTTTCAGGTAAAAATTTAAAACCTTCTGAAAAACAATATCATATTAATATTATTGAAAAAAATATTAGAAAAATTATTAAAAATACTTTAAGAGCTATTATTCCTTATGATACTATTCTTGATGAAATTCATAATAATAATAAAGAAAAATCTAAAAAAAATACTAAGAAAAAAGAAAAAAATTTAAGTGATAATGATGATAATGATGATGAAGATGAATCATCTTCTTGTGATGATAATAAAAAACAAAAATCTAAAAAAAATACTAAGAAAAAAGAAGATAGTTCAAGTGATGAAGAAAATGATAATGAAGATGAATCATCTTCTAGTGATGATAATAAAAAACAAAAATCTAAAAAAGAAATTAATAAAAAAGAAGAAAGTTCAAGTGATGATGATAATGAAGATGATTCATCTTCATCTTCTAGTGATGATAATAAAAAACAAAAATCTAAAAAAGAAATTAATAAAAAAGAAGAAAGTTCAAGTGAAGAAGATGAAGATGAAAAAGAAATTAATATAAAAGAAGAAAGTTCAAGTGATAATGATGAAGATGAAAAAGAAATTAATAAAAAAGAAGAAAGTTCAAGTGAAGATGATGAAGATGATAAAGAAAAAGAAATTAATAAAAAAGAAGAAAGTTCAAGTGAAGATGATGAAGATGATGAAGAAAAAGAAAAAGAAATTAATAAAAAAGAAGAAAGTTCAAGTGATGAAGAAGATGAAAAAGAAAAAGAAATTAATAAAAAAGAAGAAAGTTCAAGTGATAAAGAAGATGAAAAAGAAGATCATAAAGAAATTAATATAAAAGAAGAAAGTTCAAGTGAAGAAGATGAAGATGAAAAAGAAGATCATAAAGAAATTTCTAAAAAAGAAGAAAGTTCAAAAGAAAAAGAAATTAATAAAAAAGAAGAAGAAGAAATAAAAATAGTAGAAATTGATGATTATCAAAATAAAAAAGATAATTATAAAAAAAAAGATAAACTTAAATTTAAAGAAAATACTAATGATGAAGAATATGAAGATATGAATGAAGATTTTGTAAAAAAGAAACATAAAACAAATTTTCAAAGATATCCAAGTAGTAATGAAAGTGAAAGTGATGAAAATAATCAATTATATAAAAAAAAAATAAATATACAAACAATTAAAAGAAATAGATATTATAGTTAAATTCTTGTGGTTTTTTTATTATTATAATATACACCAATTTTCATAATAAATCTATTAATATTACTAATAGGAATTGTTGAATTATTTTTATCAATTAATTTTATTGAAAATCTTATTAATTGTGGTTCAATTGGATTTAAATAATATATATTATCTGAATTATTATAATCATTTTTAATTGTTGTATTATTTGTTGAAGTATTATCTATTATTTGATTCTCTATTATTAAAGAATCAAATACATTTATATTATCTTTTGCAAATAAACGATTATAATTATTGAAATTAATAAATATTTGATTTAAAGGAACTGATTTTAATGCTGAATTATTTGGAATATTTAAAAGAATTGTTATAATATTAATTTTATATACATTTCTTAATGCTTCATTTAAATTAATATAAAAATCACAATAAGAAGAATTTAAATATGTTCCACTTAAACTATCAATAGTTATAATTTTATAATCACAATTTATTAAATCTTCCATTATTATTTATTATTATTTTTATTTTAATTCATTTTTATCATTATATCCATGAATTAATGCTCCCTCATATTGTGCTCTATAATAATAATTATCTGGAATTACAAATTTTTTAACACCATTTAGATAAGTATTATCCATTGTTTGTAAATAATAAAGAATCTTACGTTCATCAATATCTCCAGGATCATATTTTTTCACCCAATAACCTTTAATTATAGGTGTTCTATCAGCATCAAAACCATCAAAATATCTTTTAAATCTTAATTCATTTTCAAAAAGTTCTATTGTTTTTTCCATCCATTCTTTTTCTGTATCTTTTTTTATATCTTCAGTCCATAATATATGAGAATTATATAAAAATTTTAATAAACAATCTGGAACAATAATATAATTATTAGATATTCTTCTTCTTAAATTTGTTAAATCCTTCATTGTTAAAAATGTAAATGTAAATGGATTATGTGGATATTGTGGATAAGGATTTGTTGAATTAGTTGTATTTAATTGTTCTGTTATAATTCTTATTAAATATAATAAATCAAAACAATATTTATCTTCTAATATAAATTTTCGCCAATCTTCCAATTCTTCCCATTTATCTAATGTTTCTAATGTTGTAAATGATGGATCGTTATTTATACATTTATCTATAAATATTTCTGTTAAACCATTTGTTCTTAATTTTTTCATTGTCCATATCATTGTTGTAGGTGCTTTAATTACACTTAACATTTGTTGAAAAACACCTTTATAATATTGATTTTGACCAATAGTAGTATTTGGAACTAATCTATTTTCTGCATTATATATAACAACATTTCCATTTTTATCAATTATAAAATACATTTTACATCTTAATGGTTCATATTTAAAATTAGTATGATGTCTATCATGCATATATTTCTCTAATATTAAAAAATTTGTTATAAATATTTGTAATAAAGTTGTTCCAATTCCATGAATACATGTTGTACCTTCATTTGCATCTTTAATTACTTTTTCAACTGTTATATATGAACTACTTGAACGTAAATCATTAAAAATCTTTTTTATATCTTTTGGAAGTCCATTAATCATTTCACTTAATTCTCCAATTGATTGTATTGAATATTCAAATGTAGATGAATCGTTAACTTCATGACTAAATATATTATCATAATAACATATTCTACCTGTATCACCTATTTTATATAAAACATCTAAATGATGTCTTATAATTGAAGATATATTTTTTCTCTCTTCTTGTTTTTTTTTAAAATATGTTGATAAAACTTCTAATAATTGTGGATTTTTTTCCCATATTTTTTTATTACTATCATCAAATAAATTTTCTGTTATTAAATGAGGATTTTTATTATTAAATCCACTAGTTTTTATCCATTCTATTATTTCACTTATATCAAAACAATATCCTGATGGAAGCATTATAAAATCTTTTTCTGGTATTTCATTTATATCCATAAATAACATAAATGTTTCTTTATTTTTACATTTACTTCTATCTTTTTTAATATCAATTTCTTTTTCTTTTTCTGGTTTTTTTTCTTTTTCTAATTCTTTTAATATTGCTTTTCCTATAATACCTGTTTTTAATACACATCTATTTGTTTTAGGATTTAATATTTGATGTTCAGGACATTTCTTTGTATTTACTTCAATTTTTTTTGGTGAACTATTTTTTTTTATTTCTTCTATAACTTTTGGTTCTATTATTGGTAAATCATCATCATAAAAAACAACACCAGCTTTTAATAATTTTTTATATGTTTCACCCCCTTTCATAATTTGTCTTCCACTTTTAGGATTAATTACATATCCTTCTTTAATAATTTTAATTGGTTTTTTATTGGTATATCCTTTAATTTAACTTCCTCTGGCATTTTAATAATTCCCTCTTTAATTAATTTTTTATATGTTTCACCTCCTATTTGTATTTGTCTTCCAGATTTAGGATTAAATACATATCCTATTTTTGGAACTTTATCCATTTATATATATATCTAATTATTATAATTATAATTATTATAATTTTTTATTTTTATTTTTATTTTTATTAAATTTATAAATATATAGATATATATATATGAATTTAGAAAAAATTAATATATTAGATGAAATAAAAATTATTAAAGATAGAACAATTAATAATAAAAAAAAATATAATGATTTTTTAAATAAATTTATATTAATTGATACAAATAAAATAACTATTAATAATTGGATTATATTACAAATTTGGAATCTTGAAAAATTTATAAATTCTTTAGATTTACCTAATTATACTTATTGGTTATCTGGTGTATCATCTTGGAAAGAAATTTTTAATATAAGTAAAAAATATACAGAAGAAGAAATTTTAAGTATTACTACTGGATATTATAATATAAATTATATTTATATTATTTTTTCTGATATGGAAACAAAAATAAAAAATTATTATCAAATATTAACTCAATTACGTAATTTTTTATATTTAAAAGGAATAAATACAAAAATAATTACAAGAAATATTGATTATAATGAAATAAATAATACTTATTCTTTTAATTATGATGAATTTAAAGATTATGAAAAAAAAGAAACAATATTTAATTTAAAATTAATATTTGAAGATACATATAATATAGAAGGTGGAGCAAGAATTAAAAAAAATAAAAATAGAGATAAAAAACTATTATTAAATGAATTTTTAAAAATAATAAGAGATAATCCTTCATCTAAAGAATTATTTAAAGATTTAGATATTTATGATTTTTTTAAAAATAAAATAATTTTTGAAATTAATTTTGTTTATTATAAACAAAATTCTAATTTTAATCTTAATGAATTAAATCTATTTAATGATAATTATATTAATAGAAGTTTAGATTTTTATAATGGTAATAATATTGTTATCATTAAATCTAAATTACAAAAATTAAATAAAATTGGAATGTTAACATTTTCATATTTAACATCATCTAATAAAGTTCAAGAATTAGGTTTAAATGTAGATGAATATAGACAAAAAATATATATTGAAAAAGAATTAAAAAATAATAATTCTTTAATTATTAAAGAATTTACTAAATTAAAAAATATATATCAATCTATATATCAACATACTACTAATTATAATTATTTTTTTATTAAAAAAATTATGAATATTATTGATAAATATTCTATCCCTAATTATGAAATTTTTATCGATTTTATGGAAAAATTCTTTATGTATATTTTTAGACCTGCTATTAATTCATTTATTAAATATATTAATATTGAATTAATGGAAAAATTTGGTATTCTTTTATTTATTGCAGGTGGTGATGCAATGAGAAGATATGATTTTAATATTTCTGCAACTAAAGATATTGATACTAAATTATATATTGGTTCTGTTTTAGAATATAAAGAAGAAATTAAAGAAGTTATTGCACATCATATTGTTAAATTAAGAAATTATTTAGAAGATAATTATAAATCATTATTACAAATTAAAACTTTAGAAATTAATAGTCAAGGTGATAAAATTGAAAAAATACTTGATTATTCTAATGAATCTATTAGTTTTAAATATAATACTGATATATGTACTGTTAATTTATCATTATCTGAACAAAGAGAAAAATATAATCAAAAATTTAGAGTTAGAGAAATTAAAAAAAGTGAAAATTTTCCTGTTAATTTATATTCTATCGATTTTAGAACTCATTTTAATATTAATAATGAAAATGAAAATATTTTAAATATTGCTTTATTAGATATTGTTCTTCAAGATGATATTTTAAAAGATTATTATTATAATATTACTAATGATATCGCTTATGCAAGTATTAAATTTTTAATTGAAGATTTAGAAAATACTTATACACATGATGATAGAGCTTTAGGTAGAATTTCAAATGGTAAATTTAAAAAAGATATAATTAGATATAATAAATTATATAATTTATTTGAAAAAGCTGATAAATCATCATCAAGATCATCAAGATCATCAACAAAAATAAGTAAAAAAAATAAAGAGAATTTATTAAAATTTAATGAAGATATTGATGAATTAATAGAAGATATTGAAATTAAAAAAAAATTTTATATATTTATATATAAATTAGAAAATAATTATAGTTTTAATATATTTGATTTTATATTAACATCTCAATTATTACCAATTATGCAAAATTTATGTAATACAAATGATATTTTTAATACAAAATATAATTTTTTATTAAAAATAATTTCTGATATATCTACTTTTAATATAAATTTATTAAATGAAGATTTAAATAAACAAATTTCAAATTATAATAAAGCTCCAAAAAATAATTATATTAATAAACATTATTTAAATCTATTTCTAAATATAATTAAATCAAATAATACAATACAAAAAAATATTATATCACATAAAAATAAAGATATTATTAAAGAAATTAAAGATAGACTTTTAAAAAATAAAAATTCTTCTTCCTTTTCTAAAAAAAAAATAGAATATGTCTTTAATTATGATGATGATGATGAAATTGATGATGATAAAGATAAACAAAGAAAAAGAAAAAAAACTTCTTCTTCTGAAAAAAAAATAAATATGGAAGATTTAGGTTTACCATTATCTTTTACAAGATCTAGAAAAAGATAATTATATTTAAAAATTTCCAATAATTTTTAATAATAATAATAAATTCTTTTAAAGTATATTTCTTTTTTTTTAATGAATTTATTAATAATAAATATTTATTTTTATATTTATTTTTATATTTATCATATTTTATACAATCATTTTTAAGACAAAATATTGTAAATATATATATAATATAACTTTTTAAATATAATAAAAATTCTTTATTACAATTATTATATATACATGAATAATAATCATTAAATTTAGATGATATAAAAATATTTTTAAGAATAATATTTCTCTTCTTTTTTTCCTTTTCCATATAAAATTTTAATTTATTTTCTGTTAATTCTTTATATTCTTCTATATTTCTACAATTTACATTAAAACATTTATCATATTTTCTTTCTTTATAAATTTTATTATAATATTTATATTTATTCCCTTTTATATTTATAAATATATTTTCATTTAAATATCTATATGATAAATTATATTTAAATTTATTTTTTATTATTAAATATTCTTTTAATATCCCTTCTATATCATTTCCTTTAAGTAATTTTTTATAATTATTAAGATTAAAATTTTTAAAAACCTTAAAATAATTACTTAATGATTTATATAAAAATACAATTTTATATAATAATTGATTCATTGGTAAAAATATCGATTTAAATTTTTTTCCTATTATTTTTATTAATTCTTTATCTTTTTCTTTATCTTTTTCATAATTATAAAAAGATAATAATAAATTATTTTTAATTAAATAATTTTTAAATTTATCATAATAATTATTATATTTCTTAAATATTTTATATATTTCTAATATTTTTTTTGATTCCATTTCTATATTTAAAGATATATATTAATAATTTTTTAATAATGGATGATATAACTATTGTAACAGCAATGATTAAAATAGAAAAAAATAAATATAATTCTAATTATATCGAATGGATATCAAATCTTCTCTTAAATTTAAATAAAAATTTAATTATTTTTATTTCTAAAGAATATTATGATATTATTAAACATTTAAGAAATAATTTTCAATCAAAAACTTTAATTATTATCATCGATATTAAAGAATTATATATGTATAAATATTTAAATTATTTAAATTATGATCTTAAAAGAGATCATGAAAATAATTTTCATAATACTTCTTTATATATGATTTGGAACGAAAAATTTAAATTTCTTGAAAAAGCTATTTCCTTAAATCCTTTTAATACTTCTTATTTTGCTTGGTGTGATATTGGATATGTTAGAAATAAAAATTATATTGATATGTATCTAAAAGATTTTCCTAATATTACTAAATTAAAAGAAGATAAAGTTTATATGTTAAATATTGATTATAATTTTACTGAAGATGATTTTAAAGATCCATATAATAATAAATATAGATATATATCAAATACAATAGGTGGAGGTTTTATAATTGGTAAACAAGAAAATTTAAAAAAAATTATAGAAATATATTATAATGAAATTATACCTATTTATATCGAAAAAGATTTATTTATTGGTAAAGATCAAAATTTATATGTATCATTATATTTATCATATCCTTCCTTAATAAAATTAATAAAAGGTTCTAATGATAATTATACTATTCCTTATTCAGAATTAAAATGGTTCTATTTTCTTAAATATTTATCATAATTATTCTTATTTATTTTTATATGATTCTTATAATAATTCTTATATGATTCTTATAATAATTCTTATATGATTCTTATAATAATTCTTATATGATTCTTATAATGATTCTTATAATGATTCTTATAATGATTCTTATAATGATTCTTATAATGATTCTTATAATGATTCTTATAATGATTCTTATAATGATTC